TAATATTATAGCCCAGGGACAGAGGGACACTCTGTCTCTATAAATACTGCTCCCCTCCCCTTCGCTACCCCTCACCGACATCATGTCCTTCCAAGAACAATCTTACGAGCAGGACCGTGCATTACGGCAATTCCGTTTTACGCACGACAAAGACTGCCGAGTGATCCACCTTGGTGATTGTTACCCTACTCCGCTTTCCCGCCAAGATGCGCCGATCCAGAAGATCCGGCGTCAGGAAGCGTTCTACATCAAGGAGGAAGACGACACGTCGCTCGACCCGACGCCCTGCAGCTCGAACATTCCGAAAGAGGCAACCGAGACGCATGACGCGAAAGTCAATTCTGAATCTGACCGCCCAGAAAAAGCGGGACACGATGGCTCCAGGCAACACATTTCCGGCACTTCCGGAGAACGTGGGCTCCCTTACCGTAACGTCAGACGTACCGGCCCTTGTGCTGTGGAACGCGACAGCGAGGGCGTTATCCGACACACCCACCTCAGCGACGACGATGCCAACAAATGCGCAGAGGCTCTCTTCAACACCTTTCATTGTTGGTCTCAAAGAGACCGTGACAATTCGTACGGACACCAGTAATGCATGGCGTTGGCGCCGCATGGTGTTTACATTAAAGGGCATTCCGCCCGGTTTCACCGACACGGCTGATATAACGCGCGTCTTTTCCCAAGTGGACACGGGACAGGATACTGTTGAGTATCAACGTGTCAACACACCCCTACCCTTCGCCCTTGTCGCGGATGTTTACAATTTTGTTTTCCGCGGCCTTGGTATCAATAATTTCTCCGTTCCTCCCCGTGATTGGCTCGATCCTATCACTGCCCCGGTCGACACGACTCGCATCTCGATGATGTATGACAAAGTCACAGCTATCAATTCAGGCAACGACGCTGGTGTTGCACGGACTTACAAGAGATGGCACCCTGTGAGGAAAAACCTGAACTATGCAGATCAGGAGATTGGTGGAGTTATGACGACATCGCCCTTCTCTACGACAGGCAAACCTGGATGTGGAGATGTTTACGTGTTGGACCTTTTTGTGGGAAATTCATCTGATGCTGGCGATGTTTTGGATTTCCTTCCTACTTCTACTCTATATTGGCATGAAAAATAGCGGAGTTAACCTCCACGAAAATACAATTTTTGTTCATCCAATCAATATCTGAATTCTCCATGTAATCACGTGGATCCGTGTTACTCAACCAAATTGACGGCTTGCCCCACTTAACCAATTTAGGTTCCCTGTAAAGACATTTTACGGATACCCATGCTTGGCATCCCAACCATTCCTTGAAACTTGGAAAAAACTTAATTCCACCCCTGATGTCGTCGAACACCGCGTATTCAGCGTCGTTCGCCTTCATGCATTCATCACCGGAAACAAGTCCCACACAGTATATGTGAGGCCCCAGTGATCGGGCCCACAAAGTCTTTCCGGTTCGGGATTCCCCGTATACACAGATTGACATACATCTGCCTAAACAAGTTAGCGATGAGAGCTTTAGCGACGAGGGAGGGGGGGGGCTGGGGGTCCCCCCGAGGAGCTGATGCGGCAACCACTATCCAATATCCCCTGCTCCGCCCATTGGACAAACTAACCTACGAGTGGTTCTCCACTTCCAATACCAGATTGTGATAACCAATCATCTCTTCCATCAACATCTCCTCCGGTGAAACTGATCCCTCCTGGTGATTCATAGACGGGAGGAATAGGAGCGAACTTCCAGTCACAGTACTTCTGAAGTTGGGTGAAAGAACATGCCGCGCTCTTTGGATCCAGTTCATGGACCAAATCCCAAAACGACTCTCGACTGCTCGCACCCGTGATCGCAACCCACTTATCACGAGTTCCGCCATTGCTTCCTCCGCTCTCCCCCGGCCTATCAAGTGATTGGAAGACAATATCGTCATCCTTGACAGCATAGTCCCAACCCTTTTCTGGTGTTCCACGAGAAGGCTCAATGTTGGGATGGCGACCCTCGATATCGAAAACACGAGGTCTCCGGAACCTTCTCTTCCTTCCAAAGTCGACAAAGCAGTGTAGATGAACGCCTCCGTCCGCGTGATTCTCTCGTCCAATGACCGACTTGTATCCACTGCTCTCAAAGAATTCTCCAACAGTTGGACCGGCGAGGTCTCCGCACTGAGCGTAGGTGATGAGAGCATAACGGCAATGAATGTCAAAATTCGGCATGAGTGAAAAAGTCCCTGGGCAAAC